TCCAGGAATAAGACTAGCAAGTCCTGCAAAAAATCCACCCCTGCTTGGAGCCGCCTCAGTCATACCATATCTTGTTAAAGTGCCCGGTCTAATACCTGAACGGACTTTGCCTCTCAACATATCGCCGCCAAGACCAGTGTTGCCTAACACATCTCGTTGAGCATAAGGATTCATAAACTTGTCATAAGCTAGACGGTTTAATCTTGCTATCCCCTCTGATGTCAAACCCCCATAGCCCTGATCAAGGTAGTTTAAATTTTTAAGACCAGTTAATTTTTGAAACGTGCTTTCATTTCCATAAGGATTTGTAGCAGAACGTCCTGTTTCAGCCAAAAAATCACGGAAACCTTTAGATTGTTCGATGCTGCCCGATCCCATGATGCTAGAAGGAGGAGGGCGATCTCTTAAATCAATACCAAAGTCTTTGCTGCCAACAGCACTACCCATTTGAGCGGGTGCTGAAAAAGGAGCTATCCCAGCAGCCCTAACTTGCGCTGCTCTCTGCGCTGTAGTTGTTGGATCACGTCTTGGAGGCATCAATAAACTCCTGAGAATTTAGTTCCACGGATTGCTGCACCTGCACCACGCGCTGCACCTGAGTTTTCATCTGCATCCATGAACGTACCCATAGCAGCTTTGCGCTCGGTTTCTTTGCCCTCACCCTTCATGTAGTCTTCAACTTCCTTGGGGTAAGCTTCACGCATTATGGCTTTTCCGGTTCTGTCATCTACGGCTCTGGATCTAAAACCCTGATCGTCTGTGCCGATCTTGGTGTCCTCTGTGACAATACGATCTACTTCATCTTTCTTTTTCTTTTTCTTGCCACCTTTTGCAACGCTACCGCCAACATCGTACCCACGCATCTTGTTCATGTTACTCTCCAATGTAGCCGAACCACCGTCTTTACGACGCCGTCCTTCATTTATAAGTGCTTTTGCCTCTGCCGTCGAGACACCAATGTCTTTTCCAAATTGTGCTGCTCTTGGTTTAGCCATTTATCTATCCTTCTCGTGACCTAGCCATACCGCAAATGCACCTGTCATGGCCCCCGTGACTACACTCACTAGCGCTGCCTGTTGACTTGTTGGCTCTGGTAGTGACATGAACCACTCCACTACCCGCCAAGCCGATAGCGACATCCCAATCATCATCACACGGGGAAGTATCTTCCACCGCAGAAATCTTTCCATCGTCACTTCGGCCATGCATCCCTCTACTTCTTACCAAAGAATTTAGTCGCTGATCTGACAGCAAAGCTGGCGCTCACGATTACTCCCAACGTGTATTGGTAGTAGTCAGGCATAGCTTCCAAAGCGGCAAAACCTTCTGAAACAATGGTCCTACCCCAGTCTCCACAGAAGGCTAAAATTAATGGAATCGAAAACAAAATTGTTAACCACTCGTCTTTCCACGAGTTCTTACTACCCTCCGCCATCAGGCGTTCCCAGTCAGCAGTTGACGTTGCCGCAGACACCATCACTTGCGCTTCGGCTTCCGCCTTGGCTTTAGCAACAGCAGACTTGCCGCGTTGCTCTTCTGTCTTCTTGTCCATCCATGAACCAACAAGTCCACTGATGGGTCCAATCAAAGCCTGTATCATTTATTCCTCGACAACGCTGCTTGTGTGTTAATTCGATACACGTTCACATCATTTCGTGTTTCAGCAATATCAGACTGCAACTGTTGTCTTTGTTGAGCTAACTCATAAGCTTGCTGCAACTTGGCCTGATCCACCTGGAAGTCCATCTGATCGTTCATCACCTTGCGCTGAACTTCCATCTTGGAGTTCTCAAGCTCTTGCTGACGTATACCGATCAACGGATCTTGCTGTTGTGGTGGCTGAATCATTGGCATGATCTGTTTCATAATCTCGCCAATTTGTTGCGCAACGGCAGACTCAATCACTGCTGGATCGACATTAGGCACTATCTCTCCAGCCTGCTGTGCTTGCTGCTGCGCATTCTGGAAGAATGCCGCAACCTGATCTCTTGCTAAGAATGACACATGTTCTTGAACGTGAGCCTGCAACAACAAGAAACCTTGTGGATTTGCCGTAGCCACAGGAGACGACAAGAACATAGCGTGTGCCATGATATGTGACTCGTGATCCTGCTGTGGAAACACCTGCATTGGTGCGCCCTTTACTGCATTTGAATTCTCTGTCGCCGGATCAATTGGCTGTGGCGGCTGTGGTGGTGGCAGTATGTTATCGATATTTTTGATATCCAATGCATCATACATACGTCGATACGCTTCATACATGTTATGCATTTGTGGAGCCTGCGTAGCCAACTGCATCTGTGTCTGTGCCAATGACAGACGCTGAGACATAGAAAAGATTGTCGGATCACTAACAGGAAGGATGTCTACACGTCCATCAAAGTCCTGCGCCATGATCTCAGCAGGCACGTTTGCCCCTACAAAGTAGGGATATGGCACTGGGTTGTTTGCAAAAACTTCTGCTAACAACCTAAACTCCTGCTTTTGCCCATAATGCAGACGCTTGTGAATGCTGGAAATAATCTTCGAGCCTTGCTCAATCAACGCGACCGTTGTTCCCACTGGCGCTTGAGCGTTGACATCTGCGATTTTGGCGTCCGCAACTTGTGCAAATCTTCTGCCGGAATCAACAATAACCCCCAGTAACTGAGCAAGTGTGCCAGAAGGTTCTTTATACGGGAGGGGCATAAGAGCGTTGCGCAGATCACCACCGGGAGCATCAATATCGCGAAACTCGCCAGGAGCAAGCGGTTCATCATCGTTACGAATGCGGACACCACGAGCCTTGAAACCTGCCGGAAGATTTGAGAGAGTCCCGGCATCGATGAGTTGTCTAAGAATTGAAGTCGCGGCACGAGACAGTCCCCCTATCGTGTGTAACAGACCAAAGCCATAGAACCCAAAACCAGGTAGAAACTTGAAGTGTGTGAAGTATTGGCGCTTGCGTCTTAGGATGTCCGCTTGCCGATAATTTCTAACAACCGAAAGAACCTTGCCCGAAGCTTCGTCCAAAGTGACAATATAAGGGAGTTTAATTCCTGTGGCCTGACCAAGTTCGTCAACGTCTTCAAAACCTTCAAGGTCCAACTCTGTATGAATTTCAAGTAGTGTATAAGTCTCGTCGCTGTACGTTGGACGAATCCCTTGAAGCTCGTCACCAGTCGCTCTAATCCTGTCGTCATTTTCATCATCCTGTGTTGCCTGTAGATCAACATCTACATAAACCCCAGCAACCTGCAACTTACGAAGTTCGTTTTCTGTCATGCGAACTACATGCGTTACACGTTCTGCCGTGTTCAAGTCACTTGCAGCATACGGTACAATCAAATCCTCTGCCGGCACAAACTTGGAAACAGCCCGTTGTTTGGAGGGATCAAAGTATACTTTTTTAAAAGTAGAACCAGTAAGTGGTAGATAAAATAGCATCTGGTCCGTGTCTGGATCATACTCTTCCATGATCTCAGTAATCTGATAATTCATAAAATCTTTTACACGTTGAGCCTGATCTTCAAGCTGCTTGGTCGCCGTGCCTAGAATGTTGGCCTTTACAGGGCCACCAGCAGGTAGCATTTCCTTGTAGGCTTGTGACTGAAACTGAGTTACTGCCTCACTCAATAACGGATGATGCACACCACTGGCTCCCATAAATGGAGCCGAGCGTTCCTCATAATTTACACCAAGAAGCTTCAAACCTTTTGAGATGGCCTCTTCCCAATCTTCACGGGATTGCTTGTCGTCATCAAAACTAGATCGTAAATCCGAGGATAATTCACCAAGAGTAGCCTCGTCCAACACCTCCGCAAGATTGGCGTTGTGGTCGTACATCTCAGCCTGAACTTCGATCATATCTTCCATGCCAGCAATCTCAATGCCTGGTGGAAGTTGATCTTCTAACGGGAGTTCAACCTGTATTTCTTGTGGCATCTCGGGTGCTGGACCACCAGCACCCATTGCCATATCAACCATCTGTGGAGGTAGTGCCATTAGAATATTCCCTTGAATCTCTGTGGACGAGCGATGGGACTAAAACCTTTGACCATGCCGCC